TGTGAATCATTAACGGGTACCCAACTTGATGTCTGCGAATCATTGACATTTTGCCAGTTAGCGGTCTGGCTGTCATTAACCGATGTCCAAACCGATATAAATACAGACATAACCTGAGCATTTCCTTGGACGCCCGTTGGGTAGACATTGGCATCCCCGATAAACGCTGTAACTGACCCAACCCGACCAACGGCCTGTAGCCCCGTGGTAGGTACATCGGCATTAGCCTGAGTGGTGACTTGCCCAATCTGACCAGTTCCTTGAACGCCCGTAAGGGTAACGCTTGTACTTTGGACAACACTTGCCTGACCGATAAATCCGACTGCCTGAACGCCAGTAACAGTAACAACACCGTCACCTGTAACAGAGACTTGTCCGACAAAGCCTGTGGCTTGGAGTCCAGTAACAAAGACATTAGTTCCTGTGGCAACCGAAACACTACCGATTTGACCAGTCCCGCTAACCCCTGTGAGGGTGACATTGGCTGTGCCTGTGGCTTGCGCTTGCCCGATAAAGCCTGTTGCGCTGACCCCGGTAAGGGTGACACTAGCCCCCGCGCTGGCGGTAACGGAGCCAACAGAACCGCTACCTGAGACCCCCGTGACGCTGGTATTTGCACTACCACTGACTGCGGCCTGCCCAATGAACCCGTTGCCTTGGACTCCCGTGACGGCGACAGAAGCACCGCTGGCTGTTTGGACTTGCCCGATGAATCCCTGTCCTTGAACACCGGTGACTGAGACGTTTGCATCGCCAGAGACAAGTACCTGACCAACTGATCCCGTCCCAGATACGCCGGTAACATTGACATTGACGCTGACTTGCGTTTGGACTGTGACTGACCCAACAGCGCCGGTTGCTTGGACACCGCCGCCAACACCCCAAGCGGTTGTGCCCCAGCCGTCATAGCCCCAGCCACCAAGCGGAACTTCGACGTTGGTTTGGTCAGATCCCCAAGGGGTTTGCCCCCAAGAACCATTTCCCCAGCCGCTAATTGTCGCCACATTTTAGTCCATTTAGGCGATTCTAATGATCGCCCCGGTTGCAGTTGCCGCAGGGAAGATGATGGTAAACGTGCCAGAAGTCGATGTCTTAGCACCACCAAAGTCCAGAATTGCTACTGCGGGATTACCCGTAGCCGTGTCGTTATAGATCATGGCACCAAAAGCGGTAATAGTTGCCGTTGTAAACGAGATGTCAGCAAAGTCGGTAAACGCCGTGGTTCCAGAAGATGTTGGGGTAACTTTGGTCAACGTGCCGCCACCAGCCACATAAGAGCCAGAAGCCGCTACTTCGTTAGTTGTGGTGTAAGCCGTGGTCGCAGCAGTAAATGAGGCGCTGTTGTTATACATAGCCAGTTTAAAGGTCTGACCTGAGCCAGTCGAAAAATTGTGGACACCTCGCAGGATCTGAACCTTGAAAGATGTTGGCATGAAATTACCGGTGAAAGCCATTTAACTTCTCCTTAATAAATGAGCGGCTTTTTCTTCTCCGCCCTGAACACAAACTTGAATACAGGTAGCCCTTTCAGACTGCGCCGCTCTCTTTAAATACTCAAAAATTGTCTTTTCAATCTGTTCTCTAAAGTATTTAGCCTGCTCACGGATAGCCGGAGGGGCAGAATCAGCAACGCCAACAATCTTGTCGGCACAAACCTCAGCCAAATCCTCTAACGGCAATCCACCAAATTCGCTGGTTTTGACCATCGGGCTATAGATCTGCCCCATCTTTATCTCAAACATCAGGTCCTCACCGCCTCTGGCGCACGGTACTCATACGCCGTTTCGGGTTCTTTAATCTCTGAAAACTTCTTAACTACGAACTTATCATCTTCTATCCCAACAACCAAGGGGTCAGCAAGACGATGGTAGCCGTAGAGTTTTGTTTGAACCGGCTCGTTGCTGTCCAATAGGGAGGACTCATGGGCAATCCCAACCTTAATCCCGCGCTCCATAGCCTTAGCCAGCAAGAACTCACAGCAAGCCCTTCCAGCTTCAGCAAAATGCACGACCTTCTTGTACGAGAAGTCAATCCCGTAGAGGTGCATCTCAGCCACTTTTGCTGCAATACCGTACCCAATAGCGTAGGCTACCGTATTGTTGAAGTACCCCGTACCGCAGGCGTTTATGACTTCCTCAAGCGGGAACTCGACCAAACCCGGACAACGACTGTCTAACTCGCAGGTATAGATTGGACCGGGGTGGCTCTTAAGTACAGACCTCATAATTCCCGTCTGGGTTCCAGCATCCTCAGAATCGAGAAACCGGCTTGCCGGGTCCATCATAAACACCCTGTCGTGGAACACCACGCCTGCCATAGCATTGATCGCCCAGACCTCATCAATCGGATTGGAGTGGGTTTTAGCCAGCACAAACTGACCATGGGACTTGCCCATAGCCACGATGGCGATCTTTTTGCCGGACAGATCAGGGATCATTTGACCGGGTACCTCACCTGACCAGAACGATAAGCATCCTGACGATCCTTGGCATCTCCCAACTGCTTGAGAAGGGCTATTGCTTCGTTATAACGGTCTGTGTAGTTTTTAAGTACGTCCGCGTCAGACTTCATAAATGCGGCGGCTTCAAGCAAAGAACCGTAAAGGAGCGCAGACTCAAAGTTATCCCCAAGCCAAGACGTACCCGCCGTAACAATCGAGGGCGGGTAGTAGAAATAATGCAACTCAACCGTGTAGTTTGAGTTAGGCATCGGCCCAAGGATAAACGTGTTGTAGTCAAACACAGCATAATAAAGTGGCAAGCCGACATCCGTTTGACTTGGGTAGGCTTCACGAATGAAGTTAACATCTTTGTTAAGTAGGTACAGATAGTCCCCAGAAACAAACGTACGCCCGTCAGGAAGCGTAGTTGGGCCGTTACAAACCACTGCCAGAGAGAAAGTGGAGAGCCAATCAGGGGGGAGAGCAAGATACTTATTGTTAGCAGTAGTTGCCCCAGTCATATTTTTACGGATGGCTGGTATCTGAACAGTGTTATAAATCCGTTCTTCAGCGTTTTCAATGAACGTATTTATCTGCTCAGTAGACGTAAGCCCGCCCGATCCCACAACCTGTGGGAAGTCATTTTCGGCATATGCCTTGATGGTTTGGACGAGCGTTGCGTAGTTCATTAGCCCATTTTCCCGCTGATTTTGCGACCTTTAGTTGCAGCTCCGTAGCCACGCATAGTCCCAGTCCCATAAGGATTGATGGGAGCGTAAGTACCCTTGCTGATACCCCCAACGGACATATTCATCTTGTCCATAACTTGGGCGCCAGTTTCATATCTACTGTACGTATTCACGTTAGTGCTTTCGCCAGTCATTGTGTGTGGAGCAGCATAAGTCTCGGCAGGGCCGATTTCTTTACCCATAGCTTTTTTGCTATATTTAGCCATGTCAGATCCCCATTTTACGGACAGAACGAACAGGTGATTTTTGATTGGCTACTTTAGCCAGATTTCGACCCATTGCCTTCATTTGTGCGTTAGTCTTACCGCCCTTAGCCAATTTAGTTAACGGCTTGCCGGGGTGCATTGTTTTTTCATGTTTATGAACTGCTTTCTTTGCATCCATTTCAAACTCCTTAAGTAGTTACTGTTACGGTTCCTATACTACCTTGGGCAACCAAATTATTAGGCGTTAGCCCGTCGTCTCGCGGTCCGCCAACAGGGTTCCACCCCCATTGTATGATCCTACTACCCCCTTCAGGAAAGCCAAACGCATCTTGATCAGTTGGGTTTGGAGGGTTAATAACATTAATCTGCAAACCGCTATAGCCTGACTGAATGTAGCTGCGGTCAGGGCGCGGATCGCGCAAACCTTGAGGATCATCCACTGGATACATACCCAACTGCAACTGCGGCTGGTCTGGATCCCAACATGTAGGGCAGACCAACATGTTGATGTTTTTGGTCTTGATAACCAGTTTTCTGAGGTCTTTAAGCGGATACCGAAAATCGCAGCGGTCACACTGCGATATTGCCCACTTCCCCGATGCGAACCTGTTTCCCATATCACGTTATGTACATCTGACGCGGAACTAACCGGTCAGCAGCCTTTTCTCGGTCTTCACCCGCCGCAAAGGTCCAGTCTTCATCGTACATGGCTTTAAGCGTTGGTAGCCGTGCTTGACCTTCTGGAAGTTTTAACGCGATGTAATAGGCCAGTCCTGAAGTCAGGCATGGCAGGAATCGAAATGGAATATCAAAAGTATTAACGCCGTTGCCAGCGTCTTGTATACGGCGCATACGCCAGTAGACAAAGGTGTAATACGGGTTTGCTTGGGTGCCTTGATCTGGCACAGGCCAAACAGTGATTTTAGGACTTGCCGTAGCTCCGGGGTAATAAGGGCTTGTTGCCGGATACGCCGCTGCTGAATCTCGCTGAATCCAAACCTGAATTGGTCTTGCCTGCTGCAACTTATTTGGCAGTGTGGCGTAGGTAGAAACACTAATACGGGTAATCGTTAGATCTGCTTGGTTACTGATGTTACCCGGATTGGTACGAATGACGTGCTCAAGGAGATCCACCGTATCGTTAGGAAGATTGTAAGTGGCTGTACCTTGAATAAGCGGGATCGATCCTTGCTCAATAGTCCACAGGTTGATGCCACGGTTAGCCCAATCCGCAAACAGCAAATTCATAGAACGACGGGCCGTGCGCAAATCGTAACCAGTGCGCATCTCGCCGCCAGCGCGTTCAAAAGCTTCCTCAACTATTTCATTGAGTTGTAGATTAAACGCGGTGGTACCTGAAGTCGTCATTTCACTTTCCTATGCGGAGCAACTTTTTTAGCCACTCTTTTAGGTTGAGCAACGAACTGCTTTCCGGCTGCTTTACCGGCTCTTTTGGCTTTCGTGGTCGCGGCGTACTCTTGCGAGGAGAGCGCTTTGATGGCGCTGCTTGGGAGGTATCTTTCCCCTGTAGCCTGCGATCCTTGCGTAGAAGGTTTGCCACTTTTAGTTCTCCACTTTTGTTGAGTCCATGCCTTCAGACTTTTTTGAGGCGCTTTCATTTGTACCCCCAAAATTACTTTTTTGAAGTTGCTCTTCCAACACTCGCACACAATGGCGCAATCTAACTATTTCTTCATTGCGCTGGTTTAGTTTATTCATTAACCCAGTGCTCATTTCGGCCCAGACGGCGATACCGTTCATACGTTCTTTGTGATCTTTTTGCATCAAATCAAACAGACGCTCAGAAATCTCAATCTGTTTTTGAATAAAATCAATCACGGTAGCCCCCACCAGCCTTCTTATACTGAGCCGCTAACATCTGAGCCTTACGAGCGCTCCATTGACCCGGAGCACCGCCCTTGTCGCCAGCCTTAATACGCTCAAACAGGCTCTTACGCATGCCGGGTTTGGTGTAGTTTCCGGCCTCATTGACCTTGGACTTCACTCTACCACCTTCAGCAAATTTAGTGAACTTGTCACCGTCTTTGCGTCGGGCTGTTTTACCTTTGGGCATTTTGGATGGGTTAATTGCTCCCATCCCGCGTGAGGCCATCATTTAGCAGGCTCCGCCCATACGCATTTTTACTGCTTTGGCTTTGGTCTTACCTTTTTTGGCAATACCGTCAGCCTGTTTGTGTCCTGCGGCTAATCCACCACCAGCCATTTTTTTGACTTTGCCGCCATAATTCATACCGGCTTCCTTCATCTCATGCTTGAGCATGGACTTAGGAGCACCTTTTTTCTTCATGAAGGACACTTCTTTCTTCATCATTGCCTTTGACTCTTTCATGACTCCACCTTCCTTTTTAGTAAACTCTTTGCCTACGGACGTTGGTACGCCCACCTTTTTTGCAAACTTTGGGTTATTAGCCACCGCTTGCATAAACTTTTCCTGCTTTGCCGATACGGCTGGCATTAGATCATTTTCCCACGGGTCTTACCCCGTTGAGCGCAGCCATCAGCACGTTTAGACGCAGATGATACTTTGCCACCTTTTTTCATATACCCCATTTTATTGCGTACTTCGGTAGGTAACTTTGAAAGACCGGGATTTTGTTCCGAATTAACAGGTTTTAAATTATCCATCACTTACCCCTTTGAAATAAGCCGGTCAATTTTTTCTTCAAGGCGGTTAAACCTTGCGTCAATGTGGTCAGTAATTCGCTGAACTTCTTCTTTAGTAACGTGATCACGGGCAACCTCCACACGAGTGTCGTTGAGTTTCTGCTCAATTTGGTCTAATTTTTTAAACTTT